ACGAACCGCGCTGCGTCGGGCTTCCGGGCATGATAGGGCGGTGCTGTTATTACGTCAACACTGACTCTTAATCAATTGGTCGTAGGTTCGAATCCTACACGGCCCACCAATAAAAACAAAGGCTTAGGTTCCCATAAGCCTTTTTCATTTCCGAGTAGGTCGCACATAGGTCGCACGACGAGGTCAGTCTAGGTCGCTTTGCCGGGGGTCAGCACTACGATCCGGCCGCCCGTGTAGACGTCGAACTTGGCCGCTACCTTGACCGCGGTGCGCGCGTCGGCGCCCATGGCCATCGCACCCAAGGCGAGGTCGGAACCGGAGCCGATCGCCCACTGTTTGCGCGGCACGGGCAGGGCGACCGCCACATCCTCGAACACAGTGGCGTGGCCGCGCGGGTCGATCACGATGATGTTGGACTCCTTGCAGTGGTCGGGCTGCTTGTCCGAGGGCATCCCGTCCAGCACCCAGTTGATCCACGTCTTGATGACGCACCAGTCGCCGGAGCCGGCGACGAGGAACCCGTCCCGGCTCTTGGCGATCTTGGCTGCGGTGCCGCGGATGCTGCCGGTGGTGGTCTGGCTATCCGCCGCCAGGGTCTTGCCGTCCCACGCCACTGTGGTCATCAGTCCGTCTCCACGGTCTGGTCGCGTTCCCACTGTTCCAGAAGGTCCAGGGGGTAGAGCACCTTGCTGCCGAACTTGCGGAACGGCGGACCCTTGCGCTTGTTGCGCCAGTTGGCCAGGGTCTTTTCTTCCATCCGCAGGCGCTCGGCGGTTTCTTTGGGGGTGAGGTTCACGATCCGTCCTCCGCGTACATGTCAGGTTTGCCCACGAACTCGGCCATCCGGCGCCGGCACTCGGCGAGCGGGGGCAGTTCGTAGTGGTAGGTGGCGTCCCCGGCGTTGGCCCGAGCGGACTTGATCCCGCGCCATTCGGGGAAGATTTCCTTCATGGTCCGGTTGAAGGCGGTCACGCTGGGCTGCCAGGAGCGCACGCCGCGGCCTTGGATGTACCGCTTGGCCGCCTCCTGGAACCGGTTGGTCGGGATCTCGGTCGGCCATTCGCCGGCGAAGTCCCCGCCCAGGATCTGGCCTTCGATGAAGCAGTCGTTGAGCCAGCTGTGTTGCGGGCACAGGCTCTCGATCTTCTGGTCGGCCAGGCCGTCGGTCTTGGGCGCCTCGTTCACGTCCACCTTGGACAGGTCGAAGCTCTGCAGGTACTGAAGCAGCAGGCCGTAGCCTTCGCCACCGTTGGCCTCCATGCCCTCGCGCATCTCCTGGAAGAAGCCGCGCTTCTGCATGTCGCCCTCGCCCACGTCGAACACGGCGTAACGACGCTCGTCCTCGGTGGCCGGCACCAGCCAGTGCTCGTTGCCGTTGATGCACACGCGCGTCTGGTTGTCGACTTGGTAGGGCTCCATGCCCTTGCGCTCGATCATGTGCTTGGAGCCGGTGATGATGCCCTTGAGCTTGCCCTCGACTTTCTTGCCGCCGGCCCAGCTTGCCTCGTCCAGCACCAGCAGCAGGCACGCCTCCAGGTGGCTGTTGAAGTTGCCGACCAGGTAGCGGTCGTCATCGGCCACCACCATGTTGCGGGAGAACAGGGCGCCCACGCGCTCGACCACCGCGTTCTTGCCGGTGCCCTTCTTGCCCTTGAGCACGAGCGCGACCAGAGGTTTCTCCCACGGCCGCTGGATCAGGTGGGCCATGTAGCCGGTGAACCACCGGGCCAGGTGCGCGTCCCCGCGGCAGACGTTGCGCAGCACGTGGTCCTGCCACGCCTGCAGCGCGGCGACCGCGCGCTTGCTCGCGCTGGCCGGGGCTGTCGGCTTGTAGTCGAAGCCGCGCCAGAGGTTGTACCAGCGGGAGTCGACCGCCTTCTCCGGGGAGAACACCAGGCCGTCGTAGGTGCGCCGGCCGGCCCAGGCCATCCAGACCTCGGTCAGCTTCTCCGGCTTCTTGCCGACGGTGAACTCCTTGGCCGCATGGTACTTGTGGAAGCTGCCTTCCTTGACGTGGTCGACGAAGGCGTTGCCCTTGGGGTCGGTCGTCTCCCACAGGAGATGATGGCCGCCGCCGGTCATGACCAGCGCCCACTCGCGGTTCATCTTGGTCAGCGGGTGTACGTCCTGTGAAACGCCTGCGCCGTCCTGTCCGTTCTGCAAGACATCGACCGGCTCGAACTGCGCTTCGGGGGCGTCTGCCCCAGGTGGGTTCGCGCCGTAGGTGTAGGCGTTGCGGACTTTCGTGGCCAGCTCGTCCGGGCTCCAGCCACAGCCCTCGTGCCAGTGCTCGAGCATCAGCTCGACGGCCTGGTCCGGGGTCACGCCCAGATCCTTGAGCTTGGCCGCCACCACGAACGTGGTGTGGTCGCCGCCGGCGCCTTCGATGGCCTCGGGCGCCTGGCCGGTCAGGTACTCGATCGCGCGCTTGACCGCGCGCTCGGGGTCGATGCCCGGAAGCGGGTCACGGTTGGCGGCCTTGGCGCGCGGGGCGCCGCAGCGCGCTACCAGCCACGCCGGCGCGGGAGCAGGGGCAGACGGTCGATCGGTGAAATAGCGTCCAGCGTCCACCGTAGAACCCGGCGCCACGATGTAACCGCCGTGGCTGCGCACATCCAGGCCAGATCCCAGGACATCCACGCCCTGCTTGACGGGTGCATCGACCGAGTAGACAAGGTGGCGGCCTCCGGTGGGGGTGGTGTTCTCGAGGGTGAGGGGGAGATCGTGGCCGGCCAGCTCGAGGCCGAGCAGGCTGGCGAAGCCGTCCTTCTTGCCGGCGCCGTGGTCGGGGCTGTCGACGTCGATCACCAGCAGAGCGCGGTCGTCGCCGAACTTGCCGGTGAAGATGCCCCAGTTGCAGTCCGGGAACTGGGCGGCCCAGCGTTCCAACACGGCCGGGTCGCGCGTGGCCCGGGCCTGCCAGCCCTTGATAACGGGCAGCTTGCCGCGGGGCTCGCAGGGGAACACGTGGAAGCCCTGGGCGGCCAGGGTGAGGGCGTGGGGGAGGGTCATGCGCGCTCCGCCGCGCGCCGCTCCAGCTCCTGGTCCTTCTCCCAGTCGTCCATGCAGTCCTTCCCGCACCAGCGCAGCCCTTCGGCCAGGTGCGCGCCGCAGTTGTGGCAGGTGCCGTTGGCGACCGGGCCTTCCGGCTTGCGGAAGCTGGCCGCGGCGGCGATGAACGATTCGGTTTCCGCAGCCGCGCGGTCCAGCGGGTCGGCGATGCGGTCGTTGTCGGGTGCGGTCATGTCCTGCTTCCTCAGTGAATGGTGTCGCCGCTTACGGCGGCGGGTCGGTGGGTTCCCGGAGCGAGGAGAGTCATGACCGTTCGCGTTGCCGCGCCCGACATCACCGCCACTACGTGGCAAAACCCCGTGCCCACTGGCTGCCTTGTTCCGCAGGCGGCTTCCTTGACGGGGGCGGCTGACCCGCCCTGCTCAATCTCAGTCCTTGCGATACCGCCGGCCGGTCCAACCGGCCGCGGCGATCGGCAATCCGGCCGCCCATTGAGGTGCATTGCACATCAATGTGGACATTTTGTCCACACCTAAATCAGCAGAAAGGGGAACTTCGGCCACGATTTCGTCGTGGACGTGCATCACTACGGGGTAGCCGGCCGCTTCGCACGCCCGCATCCCGGCCACCAGGATGTCGCGCGCGACCGCCTGGGTGACGTTCTCGGCCAGGCTTCCGCCGTAGGTGGCGCACCGTTCCCACTTCTGGGTGACGCCGTTCACGCTCATGTAGGTGAGCTGCTGGACGGTCTTGCCCCACGGGGTTTCCTTATCCTGCAGCTGGGGGTACGGGTAGCAGAGCACCCGCTTGGACGGGAGCTGGCACCAGAGGAACGAGCCCTTCACCTTGAAGGCGATCGGCCCGGCGCGGTGGACGCCGCCGTCGGTGACAGCACGGATGGCCGCGCGTTCGAGGTCGGCCCAGAACTTCACTACTTGGGCGTGCGCACCGCGCCAGGCATGCTTCAGCTCGTCCGCGTGATCGTCGTGGATCCGGACGCCGTATGCCCGGGCCATCGCCTGGAACGCGCCCACGCCGCCGCCGTACCCCAGCGCCAGCTCCATGATCTTGCCCATCTGGCGCATGTGGGCGTCGACGTCCTCGACTCGGATGCCGAACGCACGCGCATACGCGAGCCGGTACAGGTCCGGGCCGGTACCGGCGTCGAACGCGCGGAAGGCGTCGAGCTTCCATTCCTCCCCGGCCAGCCACGCCAGCACGCGGCCTTCGATGTTGGAGTAGTCGCAGCAGATGAGCGTGTGGCCGGGCGCGGCGACGATCATGCCGCGCATGCAGTCGGCCACCAGCGGCACGGGATCACCGTAGAACACCCGCAGGTATTCCGGTTCCCCGAAGTGCGCGATGACGTCCTCGATGTCGGCCTGGTCGTGCAGGATCGCGGGCCGGGGGAAGTTGTGGGGCTGCGGACCACGGCCAGCCCACCGGCCGGTCGCCGCGCCGTGGTACTGGAACAGCCCGCGCATGCGGCCGTCGCTGCCGGCGCGGTCGCGCATGGCCGTGAGCTTGGCAGTCGAGGACTTGGCCGCTTCCTGGCGCAGCTTGAGCGCGGTGCGGCAGTCGTCCGGAAGATCCCCGTCCAACAGCGCCACAACATCCGCCTTGGCCACGCCGGGCAGGCTCACGCCGCGGTAGCGCAGCCAGTTGGTGAGCTGCGCCACGTCCGTGCAGCCGGCGACCACGTTGCCGGTGATCTCCCGCATGGCCTGGTCGAGCCGGGCTTTCTCTGCCGTGACCAGTTCGATCGCCGCGTCGATCGCTTCACGGTCGACCTGGATGCCACGGGCGTTGATATGCTGGTCCAGGAGCCAGAGGGATTGTTCGTCCGGCGACAGTTCCATCATGCGCTTGTGCAGTGCGCGCTCGACCTCGACGTCCTGCTTGCAGTAGTCGTAGAGGATCTGGAGCTTGGCCGGGTCGTCCCACCAGACATGCTCGATCCAACCGGTGGCACCGTCGTGCTCGGGCGTGTGCTCGACCACCTTGCGCGGCTTGGCCAACTGCAGCATCACCCGGGCGCCCTTGGCGTCCTTGCGTTGCTCGATGCCGAGCGCCGCCGCCGCACCGTCCAGGCTGCCGGGCAGGCCCATGGCGTAGGCCATCGCCATCGTGCAGCGCATTTGCTCGGGCTTGATGTCGACCCAACCGTAGCCCCCGCCGACGTGCTCCCAGATGGCGCGCTCGAACGCGGCGTTGTGCGCGTACACCAGGCCGCCGCCAACAACGTGGTCCGTCACCCGCTGCGGGAGCACCGACGGCGTCTCCAGCAACTGCACCGGCTCGTCGTCGAACGCGAACGCTATGCACATCACATCCGTGCTCGGATCCTCCGCGTATTTGGCCAACCCGACCGCCTTCAGGTCGGCCGCGCTGCGGGTTTCGAAGTCGAGGTGGAGGACGGTCACGCGCGGACCTTCCCCGCCAGGAGATCGTTGGCGCTAAACGGCGCGAGCACTTCCGTGCCGGCCCGGTCGCGGCGGCGTTCCTTCATCTCGTATTCGATCAACTTGCGCACGCACCCTGCGACGGTGGTGTCAGAAACCACGGGCCACCAATACGTGGTCCACATGAATCCGCGCTCGAGCGCTTCCCCGACAAATTCGTCAGTGCCACGGCCGACAGCTACCCGGTAGGTTCTCTGAGCCATCCCATCTCTCCCGGCAAAAGAAAAGGCGCCCCCGTAGGGGCGCCGAAGGTGCATCAGGCGAACGGATCGTTGTTGTCGCCACCCACCGCCTCGAACACGTCGGACGGGTTGCGGGCCGCGGAGCCGAACGACTCGCCGTCGCGCAGCTTCTGCAGGTGGTTCAGGTACAGGCTCACACCGGCGTTGCCCTTCTGGTCGTAGGCAGCGGCGTTCACCTGCGCGCGGGCGTAGCAGCCGCCGTAGAAGTCCGAGTCATCGATGATGTCCTCGTTGCGGGCGTTGACCAGGCCCGGCTTCTTGGTCGACTTGAACGTGACCATGGTGGCGCCCTTGACGTAGCCGTCGGGCATGTACTTGTTGCCGTCGTCGTCCTCCTTCTCACGCTCCCCCTGGTCGCGGAAGGGACTGCGCATGTTCTTGGGCCACTTCTTGGGGTCCGCGCCCCACTTCTTCTCGGCGGCGGCCTTCACCGCGGCCTTGAGCTTGGCCAGGTCGGCGCCGGGCGCGAACAGCGCGACGACGCTGTACTCGTCCTTGCCGTTCAGGTCGTTGCGCTCGGGCTTGAACACCTTGGGGTAGGAGACGCGGAACTCGGGGGTGATCGTCTGGGTATCGGTCATGTCGTTTGGCTCGCTTGGTGGGTTGGAACGGTTGAACGTGTGGACGAAATGTCCTCACTCGGCTGACAAAAAAGCGGCCTGTGCGGAGAGAGTCACCGGTGCCCGTTTGTCGTCCTCGTGCACCAGCGTGTGACCGCTGGATTCCTTCACAGTGAACGGCGCCAGCTTGGCCGCGCGCTCCTTGTCGTTCTTGCCCGGCACCAGCTTGCGGATCTGGGCGGGGGACTTGAGGCTGGGTTCTTCCAGGAGATCTTCGACGAACACAGGCAACTCCAGTTCGGCCAGCAACTGCTTGGCCGTGGTGTTCGCCAGCCACTTCTCGGTCGCGCGCTTCTCGACCAGCTTGTACCGGGGCGGGACGCGGCCGGCTTCGGCCTCGTTGTAGGCGAACTCCCGCAGGGTCTTGATCCGGGCTTCGAGAATCGGGATCTGGTCCAGCGCCTTGGCCAGCGCTTCCGGTTCGTAGGGCAGGGCGGGGCTGAAGGCGACGCGCGCCATCTCGTTCACTACGCGCTCCTGCACCGGGCACTTGCCGGGTACACCGGACGCCGGGCAGTAGCGGCACCAGTCGCCGGCGCGTACCGCGGCGTCGGGCTTCTCGGTTTCCTTGACGCTCGCCACCAGGTACGCCGCGAACTCCACCAGGTCGATCGCGTCGATCGTGACGGTGCGGTGCGGACCGTCCGCGTGCGGGCACCGGGGCTGCACGATGTGCAGGCCGATGGTCTTGGCCGGATACTTGAGCGTCTGCACCGCGCCGACGGCGTAGTACATCAGCTGGACGTTGTTCTCGACCTCGACCGCGTGGCCGGCGCCGTATTTGAAATCACAAATCTCAAGGCGCTGGGTGGCCGGATCCCAGATGACCGCGTCCGACGTGCCGAACAGGGCAGGGTGCAGGTCGACCAGGTGGAACTTGTGCTCCACGTGGCGGGTCGCGCCCTTGGGCGTCAGGTCGTCCAGGATCACCTTGTATTCGGTGACGTGGTCGATCATCTCCTTAGTCACGGAGATGTCGAAACCATCCTGCTGGATCACGGCGCCCAAGTGACTGCGGTAGTCCTCACCGGTGAGCGCCAGCTCCGCCAGCCAATGCGCCACCGTACCCTCAGCGGCAGCGAACCCTGCTTTGGATTCCAGCCCCTGTGAAAGCCTGACCGACCCGGGGCAGTGGTCAAGTTCCCACCGTGACATACCACTGGCGCCAACACGCGAGTGCGCCGGCAATTCAGTCGACATACGAAATCTCCTTTCCGCGGCAACGATGCCCTCGGGCTGCGGCTGAGGCGACGGAACCGGGGAACACCCTTAGGTGGGCTGCGGCGTCACACATGTCCTCGAACACAATCTCGCCACCCACTCGCACCGCTCGACTGAGGCCATGGGGCTTCCGGTTGGGCAACGAATGGGCGTGGGTGTGGTTCTCCGACGGAGTCACCCACTCCAGATTCGAGAAGTGGTTGTTCTCGCGGTTGGCGTCCTTGTGGTTCACATGCGGCTTGCCGTCCGGGTTGGCGACGAACGCGGCAGCCACAAGCCGATGGACCAAATGCGGCTTGCCGCGGCCGAGCTTGACGAACCTGTAGCCGTTCGACGCCGCCTGCAACCGAAGGTATCGGCCTGCGCGGAGGCTGAACACAGAACCATCCTCTTGAACGAGGTAGTGCGGGTGTCCATCGATCAGGCGCATCCGCGGGAGGTCCATCACTTTTTCTCCTGTTGATATTTCGTCCACACTTGGCGCAAAGAAGTGCCCAGGAAGGTCACAATCTTCAACCCCGTGGACTGGGATACCGGCTTGCAGTTGCGCAGGCGGTCGTACGTGCTCGACCCCAAGTCCATCTCCGACACCAGCTTGTAGACGGCCTTGCCGTCCGCCTTGGCCCGGTCCTTGATCGCCAGGTGCAAGGCCCAGCCCATGAGGCCGCTCAACATCTCCCGCTGGGAGGCCGGTTCACGGCGCGGCCAGCGGTGGATGTTCTCCGCGCGCCCGCCGGTGACGCCCAACGGAACGTAGGGATCGCGTGGCCGCATCACGCGGCCTTGCAAGCGGCGATGAACTTGGCGAAGTCCTCGGGTTTGATCTCCACCACGCGCTGGGCGCCGAACTTTTGGAGGATGGCCAGGCACTTCGTCATGTCGCCCGGGGTCTTGTCCCGCACGCCCATCAGCGCAGCGCGGACGTCGTCCTGGGAGTAGGTCTGCTGCGCCGGGACCGAAGGGTCAGCGCCTGTTAGCGGCAGGCTATCCTCCGACGCAACGACCGGCGCAGCAGATTCGGGGAGCGGGTCCGCCACCTGGCGGCGGGGACGACCGCGGGGATTCTTGGGCTTCTCGACGGCGGGCTCGCCGGCCGTGTTGGTCGTCTGCGGGAAATACTTCTTCGCCGGCGACTCGTCGTCGGACAGGCCGCCCGGCGAGTGGAACGGAATCTGTTCTTCGACTTCCTTCACCGCAGCCGGATCGGCGCTATGCTTGAGGCAGGCCAGGAGGCGCTCGGCTTCTTCGATGGACTGGACGGTGATCTGCAGCTGGAACATGGGCTACTCCCTGTTTGGTCGGTTGTGCTGCGGTGGAGTGATATTCTCCCCGCGTGGATAAAATGTCAACAGATATTCACTCAAAAACCTTGGCCAGTTCACGGGCCTTGTTGGCCAGTGCCCGGGTGATGTCGGCGTCGACGCTTTTGCCGCAGCCGAAGAACCGCGCCGTAACCGCGCCGTCCTGCCCCTTGCGATGCACCCGGTCGATGAACTGCTTGTTCTCGGCCGGCACCCAGGAAGGTTCCAGGATGTCGACCCGGTAGGCCGCGGTCGCGTTGAAACCGATGCCGACCTTCACCTGGCAGATCAGCACGCGACAGGCGCGGTTGGTCCGGAACTTCTCCAGGATGTGCTGGCGCTTCTCCGCGGGCGTGCCGCCGAACAGCAGGATGGCGCCGAACTCCTTCAGCTCCCGGTGCAGCCACTCCAGCACGTCCACGTGCCAGGCGCCGATCAAGAGCTTGTTGTACTTGCGCTCGCGCAGCTCCGGACGGATGACGTCCAGATACCCGGGCACCTTGGATAGCCCGATGTACCTGCGCAACGTGCCGGCGCTGGTGGCCAGCTCACGCAGGTGTTCGAGCACCGCGTCGCCGCCGGAACGTGCGCCGGCCAGCAGCTGGTTCTGTTCCTTCAGTTGCGCGAACAGTTCGTCCGTCCCGTTGTAGCGCGTCTCGTGGAAGTAGACCTCGTGGTCCACGATGGACGGCTCGATTTCACGGTGGATGAACTCGATCGGTGGCAGGGTAGGCATCACGTCGTCTTTCTTCCTGCGGAGCATGAACCCCGCCAGCAGTTGCTTGAGCTTCGTTGCGTTCTTCGTGCCAGTGATGCGGAAACCGTAGTCAGATGTGAACCCGGTACAAAAATCTGTGACGAATTGGTGATAGTTGTCTGGGTAGACACCGGCCGATCGCAGGTGCGTCCACATTTCGGCGACGTTGTTTGGCGCAGGGGTTCCCGACAGGCGCCAGCGGTACGTCGCGCGTTCCGCCAGGCATTTGACGCTGTCGGCTTTCCTCCCGTAGACGATCCGCGTCCTCCCCGCGCTCCGTTCCTTGAGGCCGTGCGCCTCATCGAGGATGAGAACATCCCACTGTCGCACGGCCAGAGACTTCAGTAACTGCTTGTTTTGCAACAGGTCGTAGCTGCACACCGTGATGCCGTCCCTGGGCCTTGCCTTGCCGTCCATGATGGCCTGTCCGGGACGATCGAACGGGCTGAACTTCTCAAATTCACGCAGCCAGTTCACCCGTACCGACGCTGGCACCAGCACGAGGATGTTCCGGGCGCCGACCATGTCGCAGGCATGGACAGCTTGTGCTGATTTTCCGACACCAGGTTCATCCGCCAAGAACGCATCCTTGCGTTCTGCGAGGAACTGCGCACCTTCGAACTGGTAGTCCTCCAGCGGGGCGAGGTCAGCCGTCAAGCGCCGCTTCCAGTTCTTCCTTGGCGACGGCCAGGTCGCCCTCCAGATGCTGGACTTCGGCCTTGTACCCCTCGACCAGTGCCACCCAGTCGTCGTGGGTCATCTGGTCAAACTGCGCTCGGGCGTACTTGCCCTTCGCGCGCTCGAACGCGAAGCGGTTGAAGTCGTCGAGGACGCTCATGGCCGCACCCATTCGAGCTGCTTGCTGTTGAACCAGCGGTCGTTGCGTTTCCACAGGGACTGGACCAGGACCATCTTCGTGTCGGTGCTGCGGCCGGCGATCGTGCCGAAGCTGCCCTTGCCGAAGCCGTGCAGCACGTCGTCGTGGCTCGGGTCCACGATGCGGACGGTGTCGCCGATCAGCAGTGTGGTGCCATGCGCGTCCTTCGCCTGCCACTGGTCGTAGGCTTCGATCTCCGCGGCCGTGGCCATGCGGGCGGGTTCGGCGGGGGCTTTGGGTTCTGTCAGGATCACGTCCGCCGGATCGACGCGCTTCACCTGCATCTGGCCTTCTTCGAAGGTCTGCTTGGTGATCGACACGCCGTAGTCGCGGAGGTCTCCCCACTGGGTCTTCGGCACGTTCCGCGCGCCCGGCGCCACTGGCGCGCCCTTGGCCTCCAGGTGCTTCTGCAGCATCGCCAGCGCGCGCCAGGCCATGCCGACCAGGTCGCCTTCCATCAGGTGGCGGACCAAGGCGTCGGGCTCGTCACCAGACTTCGCGCGGTCGTGGTGCAGTTCCTGGCCGGGGTTGTGCTTCTCGTTGCCGTTGTAGCTGTGGTTGGCCACCGCAGCGAGCGCGGACGGGAAGTACTGCAGGAGGCCGGAGTAGATCGGGAAGGTCTTGCGCTCGGCCGAGTCTTCGGGAAAGAGGGCGCTCACAGTCGCGTCTCCGTGGTGTCGGGGTAGGAAAGCTCCCAGGCGTTGCCGTTGGGTGAGACAGCGAACTGGGAGCGGGCGCGGACCAACTCACCCATGCGCGCGAACAGCTTCACCTCGTCGGTGTGGCGTTCGGACAGGGTGAAGTTCTCGCGGGGTTTGTTGGCGGTGGTCATACCGGTCACTTCGTCGCGAAGAAAAGGGCGGCGAACAGCAGCACCGGCACAAGACCGATCTGGCAGGCGCGGCCGTAGAACATGCTCTCGTCGTAGTCCGTCGCGCGGATCTGTGCGAATAGGAACCCGAGTTGGACAGCGAGCGCGATCAGCTGGAGAACAAGGAAAATGTGCATCAGGAAGCCCTCCGGGCCAGAGTGAAACGGTGGGTTGCGTTGCGGTACTTGCGGCGCAGGTACACGTCGAGGGCCACGCCCTCGTACTTGCGGCACAGGTAGTCCAGGGAGAGGGGCATTTCGGCGAAGTCGCCGTCGCGGACTTCATTGAGCACCAGGATTCCGCGCTCGTGGTTGTTGGCCATGCCCTTGTAATCCTCGTCGTGGAGGTAGGCCGAGCCGAACACGACGCCTTTCTTGATCTTGCCGGTGCTGTATTGCTTGCGGCCGACTTCGAGCCCCTGCACATGGCCCTGCACGAACGGGGCGCCGATGTGGTTGAGCTTGTTGTTGGCGGTGCCACCGATCGCGCGACCGGTGTTCACCGCGGCGAAGAAGTGGGCGTAGACGATGCCGTCAACCCACACCTGGCCGGGGGCGCTGCAGAAGTAGTCGACCACTTCCCATCCCAAGCGCACGTCGTTCAGAAGGTGGTAGCCCAAGGTGCCGGCCAGGCGTGGGTCGGCGTTGATCGCGTTGTGTAGCCTGCGCTCGTGATTGCCACGCAGCAGCACCTTGCGCCCCTTGAACTTGCCCATGCTCTTGGTCAGTAGCTCCAGAGCGTCGTTGCCGGCGGCGATGTCGTCCTCGACGCGCGCGCCTTCCATCGCCAGGGATCCGGGAGCGTCGTAACGGGACAGGGACGGGAAGTCCCAGTGATCGCCCAGGTGGATGACGACGTCCGGCGCGTAGTCCTTCACCGCCTGGCCGATCCAGACCATGTGGTCGATCGGCACACCCTTTTTCACCTGGGTGTCCGGTATCACGAGATGACGGCGTGGCTGGGCCATGCGCGGCTCCGTTTGGTGATTATGTGGATTCATTATCCGCGTGTGTGGATAAAATGTCCACACTCGGGGCGCAGATAATCGGCTGTAAATGCGACCAGCTCACGCCTTTGCCCTGCTTTCGCGCCCGACCCACCCGTTGCTGCGCCTGGGCAAGCGTCAGCCCCGTGCGCTCGGTGATCTGCTGGTAGGTGAAGGCTTCCCCGTCCACCCGGACCAGTGCGCGCTGCACGGGTCGGGTTTTCGGGGCTCTGTACTTTGCCTGGTCCCCGTTCACGGTTTCTCCCCCGCGCGCATGGCGGCTAGCAGTTGATCGGCGCACAGCTTGAAAACGTCGCGCGCAGCCTTTTCGCCGCTCACTCGCTCCAAGACGCGCCAGTTATCGACAAGCTCGCGCAGCACGGAAGCATCCCTCACCGCCGCCGCAATCTCGGCGTGGTGGGCGCGGAGGAAGTTGGTAATTTCCAGCAAGTGCCCGCCGCATGCTTGCGCCTCCCAGTCAGCCGGAAGTAACGCCGCCAGTTCCGCCATCAGGTCAGGCTTGGTCATGGGTGTTCTCCTTGATCCAGCGCATTGCGGCAGCCCATGCGGAGCGTTGTCGCGTATCGCAGCCGATCATCTTGCGGCCGTGCATGACCTCGTAGCGGACGGTGCCGCCGACGTAGGTTCCCGGGCGCTCAACTAGGCGCACATCCGGCAACTGGTTGCGAACGTATTCTTCAGCCTTCATTGCTCGGCTCCAAGGTGGGCGGTGATGTAGCGAAGCTTCCACGTTGGGTGGAACGGCATTGTGTGCCGCACTCCGTCAAGCTGGATGTTCAGGTGCGCGCCATTTGCTGAGCGGATCGTCCCTAGCTCAGGCTTGCCATCGCCTGTGTACTCGACACGACCGCCACGCTTTGCTGGCACGCCGTATTGCTTGCGAACCCACGCCATGCTCATCCCTCATTCCTCCCCATCAGTGGGTGGGGTGGGGAGGGGCATCCAGGCGTCCGGGTGGTGCGCATGCTCGCAAAGCACGTCGGAGTCGCTGTCGAACCAGCCCGTTTCGCCCCAATGGTTTCGCTCTGGATTTCCCATCCAGAAGCCTTCGCAGCTATGCGAGTTTGCGTAGCCGAGAATGACCGGCGTCCCATCCCTCGGCGCCGTTTCAATCGGCCTCCACCCCTCCGCCTTCTCGCCGGCAAGGGCGCGGGTCAAGGTTTCGGCCCAGCTCTCGAACTCATCGGGGAAGGCGTCGCCGCCATTCCTCGCACGCTCCTCAAGGTCAACGATCACGCCGTTCACCGCCCCCACATCCACCGCCTGCGCGGGCTGGGTGAGGTGGGTGTTCAATCGCACGGCTGCGGCTGACAGGAGTTCCCTCGCATGACCGCCGATGCCGTGTGGGACAAGTGCCCCGGCATCGTTCAAGTGGATAAGCGCTTCGATGCAGCTAATGAGCTTGGCATCGTCGCCACGAAACGAGTCCTCAATCGTCATCGCCATCACTTGCGCTCCTTCTGTGCGGAACCCTGCGGCGCGGACGGGTCTTGCTGCGTAGGCTGGAACTTGCCCGAGCCATCGACGCTGCCGCTGACGTAGTTGGTGCGGCGATCACCCTGCGGCGCGGACAGGGCGG